TCTGTTCTGGTTCGTCGTTGAAAAATATCACGAATCTTCTGAATCATGGCCTGCAAGTTAGGGTCTTTGGCAACCTGGTTTTTAATTTCTAATTGTTTGAAGGCATCAAGGAATGGCATTGATAAAATAGTTAGGTTGTGGTAGAATTAAAGAAAGCGTTAAAAGTGGCGTAAATAGTATGGTTTTTTTGATATTTTGGGCAATAATTGCTGGATGGAGTATTTGGTTTTGGAATACACTAATCCAAGAAATGAGGCGTTAATCATATTCCTCCAGTAGTTTTTCTAATTCTTTTTTTGCCTCCTTTGCTTCTCTAATAGCACCTCCACCTAAAAGTGCGGTTATCCCCGTGCCGATTTGTTTATCATATTCTTTGAGTAAATTGCCTAAGGCAATCCTAACTTGTGGCTTCAAAACCAACTTGCTTCCTTTGAACACAAGCCCTCCTCCAATTCCTACCACAGCTGCGCCCGGAGCGAATGTTGCGGCCGCTCCGAGGCCTCCAATGCCTACGGCGGCGGCTACTCCTTGAACTATTTTATTTTTTGTTCCAAGTACCTTTCCCGCTCTTTGTAAAGTTCTTCCAAATGCTGTATCTGCTTCTACTGCCGCCTTTGGAATGATATTTTCCATTGCTTCAAATAAGGCACTTTGTTCTTGCAAGGATTGCTTAACTCCTACATCAGGAGCGTTTTTATCAAGAAAATCATTTATTGTTCGTCTTATTTCTCTGTTTGATATTGTAAAAGCACTTTCTCTGCTTACATCAAACACATCTCCTTTTTGTGATTTTACCCATGAATCAAAATCCTTCCTTATTTGTAAAAGATTTGACCCTTTGGCCGGAGCTTCTGCAACGCGTCTGTTTATTTCATCAATAAGTTTTTGCGCTGTTTTTTCGGCATCTCCAACAATCGCGGGATTCTTTTTTAGGTTTTCTGCCGCCCGTTCTAGTGCGGCGTTTAGTTCTTTTCGGGGATAATTAAAATCATTCGCTTGAAGTTGTGTTTTCAATGCCTCGGCCTTTTTAAGATTCTCTTCCTGAATGATATTAAAATTTCTTTGTGCCGTTCCCTTTGGATTGATATTTGGTATCTTCAAAACCGCCTCCTCCGCTTTTAACTCCGTTCTGGTGGGAGCAACAACACTTTTCTTGAAAACACCCACCCCAGTTTCGGTTGTCCTTGCTACTTGTGCCTCTTTTACCGCTTTTGTTTGTACTGGACGGATAAGTTCTCTTACAAAACCCTGCCTTCCGGCTTGTATTGCCGCCTCTCCTCCTTTTACTAAGACCTCACCTGTTGTTTTGATAGGAGCGGCTACTTTTACGCCTACCTTTGGGACACCCAAAACAGCAATTAAATTAACTCCGGCTTCTAAATCTTTGGCCGCTTCGGGGTGCTTTGTTTTGAAATCCTGATAAACTTTCACCACTTCCTGAATTGGCTTTGTTCCTGCAATAGACGCAAGGGCATTTACAATGGGCTTCTCAATAATATCAGGCGTTATTGCGCCCAACCCTCTTCCCGCTATATCAAAAACTCCTCCTGCTGCTTGTCCAGCTACTCTTAATGTCCCCCTAGGAAAAGAAATTTCACCTTTCGCAAATTGTGTTTCTGCCTCTTCTGCTTTTCTTGTTCTCTGGGCAATGTCCTCTTTGACACCAGAAAGAAATCCCGCCTTGACAGGTTTTGTTATATCAGGGAGAAAACTTTTCGGTATTCCTGTATCTGAAATAAAACTTTTTGGAGGCATTATATTTTTGTCATTGTATTAGGGTCAAATTCATTTTCATCAATAGTTCCTTCTTGCCCATCTTGGAGGCGTATACGAATTCTATCAGTCAAGCTTTCTTTTCCGCTTAATCCCTCTATAATAGATTTCAAAGATTTTTCAAACTCTCCTTCTGATTGAGCCAAATCAAGTTTCGCTGACGCTTCTGCCAATAATTTACGCTCTGCATCAGAAACCTGCCCCTGTCCTTTTAAGAATTTAACATTATCCAAAGAAAGCAGGGATTTTAGATTATTAAACTGAACCACAAAATCACTTCTTCCTGCAAGAATGTTGAAACCGGGGATAGCTCCAAATATACTCGATTTCCCAACTGCACCTTTATTTTCTGCAAATTTAGTCAGCAATTCTTGGGCGGATGTAAGCGCTTGATTTTTAAGAGACTTAGCTTCCCCGGATATTCCCGTTGTTTCTTTGGCTATTTTTGCGGTTTCTGCTTTAATTTTTTCAATTTCTGCTCTTGTTTTTTCTGCTTCTACCCCTTCTCCGCCTACTTTTGTAAATGTTCCTGTTTTTGGATCAATAACATAAATACCATCATCTCCTTTTATAATTTTTTTGTCTTCAAGCTGTTCGCCTGTGTCTAGCTCAATCTTCTTAAATCCAGTTACAGAAGAAGGGTCTTTAACGAAATAAATGGCTTTTGTTCCGGCAATAATTGGGTCTTTGCTTAATAGTTGTGTTTCTGGGGTACTTGAGATAAATAGCCCCTCCAGTGCCAAATCACTGAATCCAGTTGAGATTCTAAGAGAATTTTTTTCAACTTCGGAAAGGTTATCAAAGGTTTTGCCTTGTGAGCCAAGAGCCTTAAACACAAGAGCAGCATTACCCCTGCTTTCAGTCAAAAGTTTTTCTCGTTCTTTTTGAGATTCTTCAACGCCTCGAACAGCCTCTGCTTGTGAAAGTTGTGCAATGCGAATAGCATTTTCGTCAGATTTGGAAATCGCTTGAGCTATTGTAGCGGCTTGTTCTGCTTCAATAGCTCTCATTTCTTTTTCTGTACCAACTCTTACTCCTGCCGCCTGCGCTGAAGCTATGTCGCTACCTGCGAGACCCGCACGCACCGAAAGAGATTTTTGTTGTTCACCTCGTATTCTTCCTTCTTCTTGAGCGCGGGACACTCTTTCCTGAAACGCGCTACGAATAGCATCTATCAAAGCCTGCGTACTCTTCACTTCCGCTTCTCTCGTTTGAGCAAGTGTTTCAGTAAAAGAAGGAACTGGCATAACCGGCCGAGGAGTAGCTGGAGGAGGAATTGCTCCGAATGCTTGTGTCTCGCCCAACGGCTTTACAAACTTAAAACTTCCCGGCTCTCCTGTGTTTTGAAGGAAACCTCGTTGTAATAAATCAGCCGCTTCATCCGCCTGAATCGTTGATCCGATTTTTACCGTTGCTCCTAAATTAGCTTGTGTTATTGGCATAAAACATGCTGTTTATTGACTAATCTCTACTTCCAAAAATCGAAAGCACTGCACCGCTTCCAAATGTTGCTACTTGTGCGTCTCCGTCTGCGTAAAAGATAATTGTATTTATCACTGACGGCGTAGTGGAAGCCCAATATCCGGCTCCTTTGACGGGAGTTGGGAAAGTTTCATTCGTCCTGCCAGCGTGTCCCGTCCATGAGTAGGTCTTTGTATCTCCTGAATCGTTATTCACAAACACCGTATAATCATGCTGATTTGTTCCGGCTAATTCTTGTAATTGAAAGCCATTAAAGAAATTGTTTGATTTATGATCCCTGCCCGCAGTTGAAGTTCCTGATTGCGTATTCCATGTATAACTCTGATCGCAACACTGAAAAGACATAAAGGTCTTGCCTCCGGTTGATATACTTGGAGCATACGCCCGAATCATGTATTGCCTTCTATTTGCAAGAGAGGAAACCGTAACCGTTGCCTGCGCTCCGGTGGTTATGGTTTGTCCCAATAATTCCCAATCATTGCTTTGTTGAGTGGTAATCAGTCCTCCCGTGCCTAGAGTCAAAACTGAAGAAGAAGCTCCTTGCGAAGATGGGAAAGTATAATCCACGCCGCCAATGTTGAAATCAGTCGTGCCGACATTTACGGTTGCTCCGGTTATGTTTATCGGACTCCCGCTAAAAGTAGTGGAAGCTCCGAACCAGTAACTAGCAGTCGCGGTAGCAATGAATTGCGGAGAAAGAAATCCATCGGGTCTGGTTACCGGGATTGTAGTAGTCCCTGTTTGGACAGCCGAAGTAATGCTAGTAGAAAGCCCTAATGTTTTACTAGAACCGGATGTAGAAGATGCCGCTTCTTGGGCAGTGGCTATTTCCACTATGCCTTCAGTCGTTTCATTCGCGTCTGCGGCTCCAGCAGCAACGGTAGCGTCAATATACGCTTTATCTTTTATACAACTATTATCCGCGCAAGTAGAAACGCCGGTTTTGAATCTGATCGCCTTTGGTATTCCAGCATCTCCGCTTAAATATCTTGAAAGCTGCAAGAGTTTAGGCGCATCAGTTATTTTTACGGAAGCTCCCCGAGCATGAGCTTTAATAAGGGCATAAACGCTTGTAGTGGCGGTTCTCGGATCAAGTCCGCGCTCCATGTTGGCGCAAGAAGTTCCCGTACAATCGGCCAAAACAATCTCCTCTGATGCCGTACCTTCATCAAGAATAAATCCATAAGTGGAAGAAGCCAGGGTAGTTCCCTGTTTGTCTGCCGCAGAGACCAATGTCATGGTAGTTCCCGATGCAGTCAGTGGTGTCGCAAGCGATGTTTCAAAAAAAGCGACTACTGAAGACGAATCTGGAAAAGAGCTGCCAAGTTTATTTTCTAAGTCGATTATTTGTTGCTGAAGTTTTGAAATCTGTTTATCTGAAGAAATCGAAATCGGATTTGCTGGCGTGAGTAATGCACCGATGGCAAGAATCGGCGCGATAAGTATTAACGCGATTTTTTGTAATATACTCATACTCTGTATCTTTCTATGGATTTATGTTGTTTCGGCCTTATATCAAAGAAATTTATTAAGCTAATGGAAGCGTATCCGATGGGGTCAACGGTATTTCCTTGATCGTTCTCTGATGCGATAAATTTAATCTGTACCTCATCGAATTTGTCTGTGTGTATTTTGAATTCTCGTTTATAGTGATATGCTGTTATGCCGTCTGATCCTCCACCGACTTCACCCGCACCAAGCGTTAAACTGCCGACATTCACTGCTTGGCCTCTATCCACATACGAGCCGTCTCCGCGGATACTCCCTATGTTTACAAAAGAACCTCTGTCGAATGATAAATAGATTTGATATACCTGATCCGGCCCGATGTTGCCTTCTAAAATCAATTCATGCGTTCTTTTCAACTGTGCAATTCCCAACTTACTGATATTTCCTGTCCAGTAATTTCTGATGAGTCCAATATCGTCCGACACTTCGCTAAAAAGCGTATACACATTCCCACTTAATGAATCCCCTGCTATCAATGTTCCGTTATAGATTGCCAAACATCTTACAAATCTTTCCAAAATATCTATGCTTCCTTGCTTTCGATGATACGCGAATAATCTATTGTTTCTTGTTGAGTCCTTGTGTCTTCCTGCGAATATGATGTAATCGCCCCATTCAATCATCGCTCCATTATTAAAACGAAAGTCAGTCAAGTCAATTCCCACGCGAGTAGATTCGATTTGAAACTGTTTTGAAATGCTTTGCGGAAGAAGCTCGGTGTTTCCTTCAAGAAAAGTAAGCAATCTAAAATGAACATCGTTTTCATCTTGGTCGTCTATGTAATAAATCCCTTCCGCAGTTGAAACGGCAGATCGGAAGTTCGGAATGCCTACTTTATCTCTAAACACTAAATTCGTTGCTCCCGTGTCAGTTCCAGTAATTGTTAGTTTGTATGATTTTGAACGATGCAGACAGTATTGCGAATCATTGATAGAAAGCACCGCCATCACCGCTCCTCCTTCGTGTTGCGGAAACACTGCTCCTTCTCCTGCAACTCTTGGTGTTGCTTTTCTGAAATCGGCAATTCCTCCATCGGTTGAATCCTCATAGTAATAATCAGAAGTAATCGCCTGAAGGTTTGTCGGCGCGGCATTGAATGTTACTGAAATTGCTCCGGTAGTATAGTTAATCGTGCCCGCGCCCCCCAATGAACCAGTCAAAACTCCATTTCCGTCATCGGTAAAGGTTTCTGTTCCATCAGTGGCTATGACATTATGCGCCGTGCGAACTCCAGTAATATCGGCAAGCGTATCAGTAAAAGTTTTAGTCGTACCATCACCAGTTCCGATATTCTCGCCGGTAACTTGCGTATAATCAGACAGTTCATCTTTGTCTATTTTAGAAAGATAAATAGAGTTTTTATCAACTGCTCTGCCCCCCAAAGAAGATGCGGTTTGTGCTCCCCTGTTCCATAAAAACATCCTTCCTAACTCTGTTATTATGTGTCCCTTATGGTTTGTGCTTGCGCTAAAGTTGTTCTCTCCGTCTGCGGGATTGGCGATCATAATCTTAAAAAGTCCGGTATTCGGGCTTGAGACCCATACTTGCGCTCCGGCTAAATGCTGATAGTTCGCCATTGACATATCCTCGCCGTCATCTGTATGTATCGTAGTTCCTAAAATGTTTGTTCCTATCTCTTCCCAGTCGTCATCCGCAGAGTCATACCATTCAAGTTTTCTTCCTCTTGCTCGAATTGGAATTTGAGTACCATCTATTTTCTTTCCGACAATCAAGCCGCTGATTGAGGCAAGACCGGTATTCTCGGTTTTGCCGAGGCGTTGGTATCCTCTAACAAGCTCAATGTGTGAGCCCTTTGTGATCCAATTCAAAGAATCAGAAGCAGACCCATCGGGGATTTTATTTGCTTCCTCTGACGATATGACACCAAAAGGGAATCTTTCAATTTTTCGTTCTATTACCATGATATATTCGGAACATTAGGATGCGTGCTTATATTGATCTGCGTGGGTCGCGCACTATGATTCATAGATCGTAAAATGAGTAGGTTATTCCATGAAATCATTGCGTCATATAGTTGTTTGGCCGCGAATCTATTCTCCGAACTCATTCGTGCATTTTCACTATCAAAATCCACTCCTCCTCGAAACATAGCCGCAACATCAAAAGAAAGAATAGGAGTAAATCTATCCGGCCATGCTGTTGGAAATGTATCTCCAATCGCGACGACATCAGCGGTAAAAGCAAAATAAATTAAATAAATTGATCCCGACTCACCTGTTCCGGTAAGCGCAAATTGGCCATTCCTGAAATCAATGTAATATCTTTTAGCAGAATCCCGATAAAATCTTCTTTCTTCAAAAGGGGTCGGAAGATACTCAATAAGCGAATCGCCGACAAATATCTTGTAATCCAAAGCAAAATCAGTCGGCAAAGTTTTCATATTCAAATAGTTATCTCCCGCGCTTGCCGTTTGACTCGAATCTTCTCTCATTAAAAACTGCCATCTTCGTTCCGCTTCTCTCTTATTTTTGACGACATTCAAGAAATCAATAAAAGTATTCTCACTGATGGCTTCACCATCGAGGATTCGCTTTGTTTTATCGTAAAGTTGTTGTGTGGTTACGCTCATTTGAATAAATTCCAGAGGGATTTAGGTTCTTTTTCCTGCGTCTTTATGGCAAGACCTTCCAATATCTTTATCCTCTGTTCAGAATCGTCCAATCTATTTACAATACTCTCAGACCACGCTGCTTCTTTGGCCAAAACACTTTCTAAACTTTCTAATCGCTTTGACAAACCGTCTGCAAAACTCCATATTTTATTCCATGATCCCTTATTTTCTCCAAAGGCAGAATTAACATTTCCCTCCAATTCTTTGATGAGATTTGTCATTTCATTATTCCTTTTCAGTTGATGTAACTGAAACATTGCAAGTTCTTGTTTTATTTCGTCCATAAGAAAAATCTCTTAAAATAAATTCCTACTTTCCCGTAAAACCCCGCTCGATATTCTTGGCTTGTGGCAATAATGTCATCTTTTGTCCAACCCGCAGGATAGTCGAGAAACATAAAATTCCCGTAGGTCGCTTCCTGATTCACGATTGATTCGGGAAAATACATCAGTCCCTTATCTCCCACATCTTCTCCGTTTGATAATTGAGCAATGAGATGCCGTTTTCCTCTGATATACTTTTGTCCTTTCCAAAAGAAAGAATGGCCGAAGTCCCCGTCCGGGCCGACCACTGAAGGAACAACCCCGTCCGTTACATTCCACCCTGAACGCCATAACATACCAGTAGGAATTACTCTCTGTTCGTCTTGATACTTCCACAATGTAGCCACAATGGAATCATATACCGTTCGCAATCCTCCTACGCTGAAGTATGCTTGTTTTTTATGGATGACCGCTTGCTCCTCATATTCTTTCGGATAGTTCTCAAAGTATCTTAAAAATTGCGGACTCTGTGTTTCTAAACTGAATTTTGAATCGTATTCGGGAGCTCCAACTTTCACATGCGCTCTCATGCCGGATCGTAGATCAAGACCAAATCCTTCCACATCTCCAGTTTCTTTTTTCGCCCAAGCCCACGGCCAGTACATGTTTAATCGTTTCTTTTCTTGCGTAGCATTAGCAACTCCGGTGCTAAAGCCCACACAAAAATCCGTTTCTTTTTGGTCTTCTACCTCTGCCGAGGGAATCTCAAAATCAAAATCAGGAACCTTTTCGGGACGCAGAAAAGGAATCGCGCCTAAACTGAAGTCGCGCTGGTCGGGCGGTAACGGAAGTAATCCAAATCCCATTTTTTTTCGGTTTTCCATTTTTTGTTTTATTATGACAATCTTTGCAGAGAGTACGGCCGTTATTTATATCCCATAATTCTTCACAAACAAGGGTAAAAGCCCGCCGGTAATCATAATTGAAAATGTTTCATTAAAATATCCAGTTTAGTTTCGATTTTTGTTAGCCGTTCTTGTACCCCTTTCATCTCTTCGTTGGCTACTTTCGCATGTCCTTCCAAGTCCTCAATACGATGTTCGATTTTTCCGTTTCCGTTTTTTATCTCTAAACCGAATTTCTTTTTGAAAAAAGCGTTTAGATAATCCTTACCGAACAGAAGTCCAAGAAGGATATACACGATGTATTGGGTAAAATCATTAGGCATGATCAATCATCATTTACGATTGCTTCAATGATAAATTCCGTTCCTATGCCGCAGTTTTCCCCCGCCTGTCCGCAAGTGAGTTTAACTTCATGAATGGCAGAATTGGCAACATCATAATACCCGATGCTGAACGTACGCCCCGTATCTGACCCAACTTGATAGGAGTGTGCTGTATCTGTTTTAATTGATTTTCGTACCGTAGAAGTTCCTGAAATTTCTCCGGTAATATCACATTGCCAATATCCGCAGTAATCAGAAGTACCAGAAGAAGCTTCCATAACAACCGGGAAAGTAGTGCTCGCCCTGCTAGTTACTACATCTCCTGAATAGATATTCGCAGCCGTATATGCGATATTCGCTGATGAAGTTGCGCCGTTGAAACTCAATGTAGGAGAACTCGTCGCATCCATCGAAGGAATAGTAATTTTAATTTTTAGGTGGTCTCTCGCGGGAAGTCCTCCAATGGCAATAGTCCCTGAAGCAACAGTAGTGATAATTCGCCCTAAAATAACTGTTCCCAGTTGCCCTCCTCCGGTTCTTACTTGACCATCCGCATTGATTCGCAATCGCTCCGTTCCTCCGGTGGAGAATCCCAGATTATCTGCTCCGATTCGATATAATCCGGTATTCGTATCATTCGTAAAAGTAAGTGAAGGAGCGGAGACAGTCCCATTAGGAAGCTCGAATGATTGAGCGCCGGAAGTTTTGCTTACAACGATTTCTTCACCTCCACCTCCAAAAAGCATAAGTGGCTTTGGTTGCTCTTTTTTTGTCTCTTTTATTTCTTCTTTCGGCCCCCAGATACCGCCCCAAAAACTTGCGGATACTGGAATTGCTATAGAAAGAAAGAGAAATGCAAAAATGTATTTTTTCATATGTTATTCATTACCGGTCTGACAACGACCTTGACCCACGATTAAACTAACACCGCCATAGCCAAGAACTTTTCCAACAGAAGCATCAGTAGTTGAAGCACCAGCAGTTCCCGCATAAAGACGAATCCATGTACCATCTTGACTTCTCAACTCAATACATCCGCCCTTTCCAGATGTAGTAGTTTCTGCTGAAATCGTAGCAGTTCCTACGGCACCACCAATCGCAACATCACCCTTGATGCCAAATTCAAGATATGGCGTAGTAGTACCAAGCCCGAGCAATCCTGCTATCGTAGAAGTACCCGTGCCGACAACTTCGAGAAGATTCCCAATAGTAACTGATTCCGTCGATGTTGCTTTATTGAATGTTATTTTATTGAATGTGGGAGAACTTCCAACTTCTGTCGGCTGGTTAAAATCTGCACCAAAAGGCAATCGTTTATTCCAAAGAACTATCGCAATAAGTACCAGAAGTGCGCCAAATATAAATTTTAATTTCATGGTTAATCTACACGTTCCCGAAGCACTAAGCGGTAATGCACCGCTCCGTTTGCGCCGGAAACACTGCTGCTAATTCTCATATATTTTGATGTAATCGGATTGATGACTACATTTTTTCCAACTGGAATATCATCATTTGCGGAATTTGCCGCCCATGAATGAGTCGTAGTAGCGCTATGCCGCACTAGGTTCTCGTTTACCGTTGTTTTTGTGTCTTCCGCGTACCAAGTAGTCGTATCATCGGAAAATTCAAGACCCCAGTGCAAGGTAGTCGCACTGGTACTTGCGAATAGCCCGATATTCATTTCAACAATATCTGCGCGTTCTACATAACAAGAGAGCGTAGAAGACGCACTTGTTGTCGTAAGAAAACTCACTACCGCTGGATTTGTCGTAGTTGCGCCGGATGCCGCGCTTAAATCATTTGTTGATGTTTCACATTTCCCGATAGATTGAAACCGCCCCAATGACGACTGCTGTTTTTGCATCGCACTAAGTATGCCGCCGATACCAAACATAAACGCAATCGTAACGAAAATAATCAATAATGTTTTTTTCATATTTTAGCGTTAAGAATAACCTCCAATCGAGCGTTCTCTTTCGAGAACACCCGTAAGGAGGTTACTCAAGAATAAGTAATCGACCTTCTAAGTTAAACCCACGGTTCGTAGATGTTGCCGGTTCGCACCAACGAATATCGTTTCTTGCGGCATTGCTAGTAGGATCACAAAATGCACCTTTTGCACGCACATGCACTCTTACAAAATAATCCGGCGGAAGGTCTATCCAATCCGCAGGGGGTGTAGTAGTCGCCCCATCCGGAAAGCGTCCTATAGTAGTTGTTCCTCTATAATTTCCAGCAGAGATAATGTTCGTAAGAGAAAGCGTGGAAGTCGAAATTTGGTGATCATTGAGAATGAACTGATCTACTGTGCTTGTTGCCAAAGTAGAAAATGCCTGTTTCGTATAATCTGTCGCCGTAAATACAGTTGAAGACGACACATATACATCAACTGCCATCGTAGAAGAAGCATATACTGAAGCGCCGGAAGATGTTGCTACCGTACTCAACAAAAACTGGATGCGCTGTATTTTCCCTGAGCGGTTCTGATAATATGCCGTATACGCCCCATCGCCTACAAAGATTTTCTTGGCTTTTAAGCCGATTTCATCTAACACCAGGCCATCTTTGAATACACTTTGAAGCGTGTTGTATATGCCACCGGCATTTTCAGTAACTTCTTTTTTTACTTCTGTAATCGTGTTTTTAACTATCGTCTCGGTTTTTCCCCTAAATACTGCGGCTGTCGTGCCGCCAACGACTGCGGCAACGAGAACCACAAGAATGATAAGTTTTTTATTAGTCATGTGTTTTTATTTTTTCAGTGGGTGCATAATCCATTGGCTTTATCGGATTTCTTATGGCATGAAGCGCATAAGGCAATATAATCGTCAAGATTTCTTTGGTATTTATGGTCTTTATTAGACCAATGAATTTGATGCGAATTTCCCTTTTTACCACATTTGGAACAATTATCAGGTCTTTTCTTATGCTTATTTACCCAGATATGAATTGCTGAATAACCAGCTTTCCTCCCTTTCCAATTATGGTTTTCTTTGCCTATTCGTTTATTAAGATTATTTATCTCAATAAGTTTTCGGATTGTTTCTTTGTTGTGTGGCTTACCTTTATTCCACGTCTTATGTCCTTTTTTGAAAGCAGTTTTGGGAACATTCCCTAATCTACTTTCAGCGGCACACCCCAAAGAGCAATAAATTCGTTTCTTCCAACTTGCTTGGCTATTATATTTTGGTTTAGCAAATGATTTGCTGCACCTTTTACATTGTTTTGTTTTCATATAAAGCAATCATAGCATTATATGAAAAACAATACAAAGTACACACTGACTATTATCAATACTTATCACTTCTAACTTTAACATCGCACATCATTGCGTCTTGGTCATCAAATGACTTCAGTCCGTATAGATTGTAGATAAGCCAGTTATCTCCAATTTTATCCGGTACCGGCTTTCTGTCTGTCTTAACATCCAAAGACACTACAAGTTCCGGAGCGCCATTGATACCAAAAAACTGATGTTCTATTTGAACCGCCGCTGTCCATGTATCTGCCGAAGCAGTAAGTGTTTCAGAAACAGCCACCGCTCCTTTTCCTTCAAGCGTAATCGTAACCGCTGTTGAAGCATTGTTTGTTCCTGCAAGCGTATCAACAAGATCACGATTTGCTGCTGTAAGTTCCACATATACTGAATCACTATCAACAGCAGATGCCGCAGCGCTATTCGTATTTGAAAGAGCTTTTGCAAGGTTTGTCCTCGCTGCATCTGCGCTCGCTCCAATCAAAACGTTTCCTGCAGTTGTGCCGAGGGTTGTTTTGAATGTCCATGTTACACTGCTACTCCCCTGCGTTATTACCACTGTGTCTCCATCAATCGGCTGTGTTGCCAACGCAAGTGTAGCGGTGTAATAAAGCGAAGTTGCCTGAATAATGTCAAATCCCCAATAACGACCTACTTTTCCATTCGTGCCAACATCATCACCAAGATCAGAGTCCTTGCCCGCAAGTCGTTCACGAAGAACATTGATAATATCCGGCGAAAGTACGGCGACATATTGTCCTCGAAAACGACCCTTTGTCGCTTTTTCCAATTTCTTTGCCGCGATTGAGAATAATTTATCAATGTTTGAAGGTGTTACCTCCACGCCATTGTTATTCGTACCCGTAGAAGGGTTTACATCTAAATCATCCACATCGTTATCCGCATTTGCTATCTCACCAAGCACATCACCGTCCATCTTATTTGCGACTGATACGGCAAATTCTTTTCCTACGCTCGCCGCAACCCCTCTGTTTAAGGAGGACTGAAATTCATCCAAATCATCCATGTAAAACGGAATGATCGGCGTTTGGTTTACTGTAAGTGTTTCTTCCGTGAGAGTAACATCTCGAATCGTAACCGCAGTTCCTCTCGTATATGATCGAGGCGATAATTTAGTGAGGATAGAACGCGAGAGCGTATTCCCCTGTCTTAAATTACCGAGTCGATTCATTCGCGCAAAACTTTGAGAAACATTCACATTGTTAAAAACAATCTGAAGTGTTTTGTCCCAGAATTTTGCGAATACTGGACTAATCGTATTAGCCATATGTTACAAATTAAATCTTTTTTAGCGTCCCCTTCCGTATTAGTCCCTCCGAATACTCCATAAACTCTTTATCCGACATCTCATCAATATCCTTTTCAGTTAATTCTCCTTGACGAGTATGTCCTTCTGCTTTTCCGCGAGACCCTTCAGGGCCTTTCTTTCTTGGTTCGATAATGTTGTCTCGTTCAAGCATAAAGATGTGTTCTAAAGAATACGGAGCGTATGTTTCTGAAAACGCAAATTCGTGAAGTTTTACTTTCAAATCTGATGTTTCAGGATACTTTTTAGACAATGCCGCAAAGTGTTCCTCAAACTCCGACTCTGCTTCTTGTTTTAGTTTTTCTTGTTCATCGCGTTCTTTTTGCGCCTCGACTATCTTTTGAAAATCTGCTGGCGGCGAGAAACGCTTTTGAAGAAGTCCCACTAATCCTTGAATGGCTTTCGGATCGCTGCCGATAGATTCGGCATACTCCCGAATTTCATCATCAACATTTTGCGGAGGTTGTTTTGAAAGCTCTTCGATTTTCGCTTTCAGATCATTTCGTTCTTTATTTGAAAGTTCTAGCTCGGATGAAACTGAATTAAGTTTTGATTCAGCTTCTTTCAGTTTCCAAGCCGGAATATGCTCGACTGGGCGTTCCGACTTGGGGGGTAGGGGTTTTTCCGGCTTTTCCTTTTCTAGCTCTTCCTCCTTTTTTTCCGGTTGCTCACCCTTTTTTGCAAGTTCTTCTTCCTCGATGCTTTTTTCGATAAGATCTTTAAGATCAGGGTCTTTTACATCCTGACCCTCTTTGTATTCTGGGATAGTCATGTTCTTTTAAGAACAGTGGTAGAGATTATGTCTCATAGGCCGCCACACGCGCGTCCCTCGATTTTTTAATAGGGCCGAGTCCTATGTTCCCGAAGGAACAGTTGATAACGCCCAACACACAGGCAGATGGATTATTTTTCTAAACCGAGCACTTCATCATGTGCCGGAGTTCCTAAACGATAACCCGGGATTCGCGCTTTATCGTGTCCAAGCACCACATATCCCTTGTTTCTCGCAAGTTCATGCGCTTTATCAAGATAATCCTTTCCGTGTCGTTCTTCCGAATAGGTGCGAACATAATAATTTGCGACATCGTGCGGATTGCAGACATCAACTTTCGCATCAGGATCAAACTTTGGCGTATCATTGACTTCAATCTTTGCGTCTTCAGGCACTTCAAGTCCGCCTTCAGTCTTTTCACCGTCTGGTTCTTCGGCTAATTCTGGCTCAATGGCTAATTTAGCCATCTCTTTCGCCGCCTTCTTTGCCGCTTTCGCTTCCTCTTTTGCGATTCGCTCCGCTTCCTTTTCTTCTAATGATTTTCTTATTCCTTTTGGCATAATAAATTAAGTTATTTGTAATTACGACCTTTTTCTCGCTTTACTAAACGCGATTGCGCGAATCATCGCTTCTCGTTTTTTACCAGATACATTCGCTTTCTCAACCGTAGAAGGAATGTTCGTATGCACTTCTTTCATTGCCGCTTCCAATTTTCCTTTCGCCGGCATTTTTTTCATTAACTGCGCTCGTTTTGATGGTGAATGATGATGGTATGGCATGGTTATAGATTTTTTTCTATTTCGTGTTCTATGGAAGCAATCTTTTTTTGCGCTCCCACAAAACAATATAGAAATTCCTCAAATAATGACCTTTTATCCAATAATCTTTCCCGGACATCTTCTTTCAAAAGCCGCTCATTTTGAAGCCGATAGTTTATTCCTTCTATTTCATCAAACAATTTAGAACAGAAATCTTTAATAACCGGATTTTCTTGAAGATTGACCGCAATAATTGCTTTTCGATATTCGTTTCTCCATTCTCCGATTTGACTTTCAAAATCCGGTCTCGAATTATGAAACTTCTGTAAAAGCAGTTCTACTTTTCCTTCAAAATCTTTCATAGTGCTACGCCCGCCAATGCTTGCGGTGTTTGAATTTTAGGCGCATTGGGAACTCTTGGCTCGCCAGAGACGACCGGCTTCGGTATTGCGCCTATTTTTTGACCTCCTCCCATTTCCATAATCATATTGCTTGCTTTTCGATTCATGTTCTCCGCTGCGATAATCGCATGTGCCTGTGCGTATTGAATAAGCGCGTAAAATGTCTTCTCATCCACATCAGTATTTGTGGCAAAGTCCAGAATCTTTTGCATAAACGCATCCGTAGCGCCGCGATTTAATTTCGGTGTTTTGCCGTCAAGGATTTCTTCTATTGCTTGCGCGGCTTCACTCATAAGTTCTCTATCTCCGTATGTGTCTTTATCAAATGCTGATTTAATATCCTCATCTTCAAACTGTCCGGTTCGTAATATCTGCTCTACGACCCATGTAGGGTTCATCTGATTAAGAAGGATTGCGTTTCCCGCTACCGCCACGACTGCTTCTGCTCGTCTTTTTTGATTTAACTCATCTGCTTCTAACTCCGCGCGACCCCCTCTTACGTTTACTGCAAGCCCTATTTCAAGCTCTTTCTTCAGCAATTCATCCCATTCCGCGCCTTTCTCACCGATAACTTTAATAAGCCGTTTTTGAGACATGTGTTCTTTCAAACCCCATAAATATCGCAGCCCCAATCGCTTCCATGTCCTCACATATTGTTTATTTGTATATCCAAGACGATCCGCTACCTGCTGAATGTTTGAGACAAGAATACCGACTCGTTTTTCTTCACTCGCGCCTTGAACATCGGGAGTAACGCCGGATTGCCTTCCCCAATACGCATTCAAAAAGTCCATCAGACGAATCGTAATCATCGTGCTATCCGGTGTGGTGAACTGATACACCGCGTCAGATAGTGATTTTCCTTTTCTTGATGCCTGAACCGGCACTAGTTTGTCAGACCGATTCCATTCCAGCAATCGTGGATCAGTAATCAAATCCTCATCAAACGCTTTCATGTCCCAGTTTCGTTTTTCAAGATTGTCGAGCGATTGATTGAAAAGTATTCTTGTTGCTTCTGCAACTGGAATAATATCATCAACCGGAGCTTTGGTAAGAAATCTGTCTCGTTTGGGATGTGTAGAGAAAGAAACCCAGCACCATAAATTCGATTTAGTTATTTCTTCTTTCCAAAGACCTGCCCGAATCCAAATACCAGACCGATAATCAAATAAGACATAATATCGTTCCCCCCTATATTCAACGCCCATTTCACATAAACGAAATGCGCCATACGCATACTCCGGTTCTGAACCGAATGGATCGTATTTTTTGACCTTTCCAGCGTATTCTCCAGTACAATCTTGATAATCCTTTTCTGCACCTGCGGCGATAAGTAATTTCACTTGCTCTTGGTTATATACTTCGTTATCTTCAAGTTCCTCCTTCGTCCTTTCGATGTTGTCTTGGCCAAGAAGCCGATGATTTTCAAGTTTACTCCCCCCTTTTATGTCAAAGATAAAATCAAACAATGACACTGCCTCTATTTTGTCTTTGAATGTAGGGTCTGACTCCGTCCATTTTTTGTAAATCCCCATACCTTCAAAAATTGCATTTTTCTTTGCATGACCGTCTTCTTCCGCCCAGTCCGCTTCTTCGTCTTCAGAGTCCTCTATCCATGCGGCAGTTACTTTTTTTGCAAGTTTCAGAGTACCCTCTCGTTGTCTTTCAAAAATTAGGCTCGGCTTATCGTCAATTTTAGACAACAGCGTTTCTACGAATCCGGAGACAACCGGCACTGGAACATTGAATCTTCCGGCTAACGCAGGCCCGACCTGATTGTTATATTCATCCATTGCAATCTTGATCTGCTCAAGACGGGACTTCTTGTATTTTAAGCATGCCTCGTAGCCGGTAATTGCTTTTTTGACAACTTCTGCTATTTTGGAGTTTTTTTCTGGCATTACTTTTTAAGCTCCGGATATGCTTTTAATAATTGATTCATCGCCCTTGCGATAACCTCACAAGTGCGTTCTGGCCGTTCTTTATAGGTAAGACCCATCCAGTTGGATTTCTTCATGAGGACAGACACGATCTTTTTTTTATGCTGGATTACAAACACACCGAATTTTCGGTATCGTGCCTCGGGAAACTCTAATCCCCAAGTTTTTGCCATAGCCGCGTCTCTGAAATATAATAATCGCATATAAAAAAGTGGGCCTCAAAAGCCAACAAAAAGTCAGCTTCTAAGGCCCACCGTAGAGGTTAGGACTTACTCTGTATTAGCATATTCAGCGGCCGCCGATATATGCATCAGAGCGTCCACCGCAGGTTAGGGCAATGCTCTCACTTAATTATACCATATCTATTTTTGTTTGTACAATCTTATCTTTCTGTGGATAACTTGCCGATACTTCCCAGAATCGCACTTGATTATTGGCGATATGAACAGTAACCTTTCCACTTTGCATGTTATCCAGTTGCTCAAACAAATTCTGAAACTTGCGGAATTTCTTAAAGAGTTCTGCCTCTTGTTCAGTCAAATCAATGACTACCATAATTATGAAATNTATTACAACATAATAGAGGCGTTCTTATGGATTCTGGTGTTGAACGCGTCGCGCCGCATATTACGCATGTTTCTACTACCATGCATATTTCGCACTTTCTCCCCTCCATTTTTTTAATTTTATATTCTCTCGTTTCTTGCGTTTTTTCGTGTAAACAGTTTTTATACATCTATAAAATATCTCCCGATAATAGCTATTTTATTATTACAGAGAAGACAACGACATGACCAAATAGGTCTTTGCGAATTGTTTATAAAAGCCGAATCAATTACCCAGTCATGCCCTAAAAATAAATTATCGCTTATATCTTTCTCCACTTCTCGTAAAACTCTCATTTCGCTGGAACGAACAGCTCCATGAAAATCATCAGGAATAACTATTTTCTTCATCGGAACCTCGCACTCCAATAAAACAAAATTTTCCCATTTCAATTTTTGGCTTTCCCAATCCTTGCAACCGACGTGTAAACCATAAGAAAACAATGTTTTAGGCGAAGGATCATTTTCGCATTTCATTTCACCTATTTTGTATTCAAAGTAGTTTCCGCCGGAAAAATACAAATACTTTTCATTCTTTTTTTCAACTGCTTTATATAGAATTACGCACTCTCCTCTCGCTTCTGCAATACATCCATCAATAAGATATTCCCCAAATTCGGCGATGGTTCTAGGTATAACTTCTTTCATCTAATTTCTTGAATTCAATAAATAACTTCTCAAAATCCTC